AGCTCGACCACCTGATTTAAGACCCACTCTTCCACCCTCAGCATGTCCTTCTCTTAAAATAGGACTTGTTCCTTTAAATTGTATTCCGTATTTAGACATAATAACTACCTATTAATTTTTTGGTTTGGTCTACTGCCCCATTTTCCATAAGACTCATCTCTACGATCTTTCATAGACTGTGACTTAGTAGATTCTGCTCCAGTTCTCATACCTAAAGATTCATCTTCTCGAGCTGCGTAGCCTTGACTAGCTTTAACTCTTTTAGAAGATTTTTTTCCTTTGTATGGGAATCTTACTGAATAAGGTCTTGTTCCAAAATCATCTCTCATAATTTTTTCTCCTACTTAATTGTTATACTATTCTCGAGGGCCTTTCAAGGTTTTTACGTCTTTTCTTTTCATAACATCAGAACGCATTTTAGCCTTGTTAGACATCTCTTGTTTAACTAATGAAGTTTCAGCTCTAAGGTGGGCTAAGTCCTCATTTTGCTCCATTTTTTCCTCTTGAAGCTCTCTATTCTGAACTAATTTAGCCCTATCTAGGTTTACTCTCTCAGTAGTTTCGGTTTGCTTCCTATAATTCTCCATAGCTTTAAGATCTAACTCTTGAGCTTTAAGTTTAATTAAAGGATCACTATCTAACATAGAAGTAATCTCTTTTTCTTGCTTCATAAACTCTTCAGTAAACTCTGCAATCAAAACAGCTTTTCTAGCTTCCATCTGTAGATTTAATTGTTGAACTTTTTGTTGTAGCTCAGGTCCTTGTGCACCTTGAGCTTGTATTTGTTGTACTTCCATAATCTGACCTGCAAATTCTATTTCAATATGCTCTTGTGCCATCAAAGATATATGTTCCATAATATTCTTTTCTAACGCTGCCATGATTGGTGGATTGTTTCTAACAAAGTTAGTAGCCATAAAATTCATGTGAGCTGTAATATGGGCTCTATGATCTTGATTTCTATACGCTTGGAAAGGTTTCATAGCCATAGCATCAATATGCTCTAACGCCGGATCTTTTGGAACTGGCGGTTGTGGAGGAGTTAATACTTGATCAATATTTTTAATTCCTAAAGCTTCATACATTTTTCTGTAAGACTCATACATATTATGCATTTGTGGATTAGACATTGATAATTGTAATTGAGTTTGAGCTAATTGAATTCTTTGTGTCATGGAAAATATATTAGGATCTGCTACAGGAATAATATCTATTCTATCATCAAAATCTGCTTGCTTAATTAATCTATTTCCACCCACAACATCATAAGGATATTCTGGAGGTAAGTATTGAGCAAATATATTTGATAATAATTTACATTCTTCTTTTAAAGAGTTATAAATTCTTTTGTGGATTGCGCTCATCACTCTTGAGCCTCTTTCCAATAAGGCAACTGTTGTACCAACCGCTGCTCCTTGATTACCATCTCCTACTTGATTATCTGCAATTGAAGCAAATCTTTGACCAGCTTCAACAACAATACCCATTAATTGTAATAAGGTTTGTGATGGTTCTTTATAAGGAAGATTAAAGAATGCATCTCTCAAACTTCCGCCTGGTGCATCCACATCTCTCCACTCTCCTGGTTGTAAAGGTTGTGCATCATCTCTAACTCTTACACCTCTTTGTTTAAATCCAGATGGTAAATTAGCTAAAGTACCTGCATCTAGTAATTGGCGGAGAGCTACTGTTGCAGTTCTGCTCAATCCGCCAATCATATGAATAAGCCCAAATCCGTAGAAACCTAGTCCTGGTAGAAATTTAAAATGGACAAAGTATTGGACTTTCTTCTTCAGAGGGTCATTAGGTTGATAATTTCGTCTGATAGACAAAATTTTACGACCCCCAGCTTCCATCGTTACGATGTAAGGCAGTTTAATTCCTGTAGGTTCTCCTGTTTCTTGATCAACATCTTCAAAACCTTCAAGATCTAAATTGATATGACATTCTAAAATTGTATAACTTTGATCACTTCGATTCATAGTTTTAGTTGTACCTTCTAGTTTTCTTTCTTCTTCGTGAACTCTATCTTGCGTATAGGCTGGTGATCCCAATTCTATATCTCTATAGAATCCGGATACCTGTGCCTTACGTACGTCGTTCTCCGACATATACATACGTTGAATAACCGCTTCCGCATCTTCTAATGAGGTAGCAGAATACGGAACAATTAAATCATCCGCCTGTACAAATTTTGAAACTGCTCTTCCAACCATTTCATCATAATAAACTTTTTTAAATGATGAGCCGGCTAAAGGTAAATAAAATAACATTTGATCAAACTCTGCATCGTATTCTTTCATTTCCTGTGTCAATTGATAATTCATATAATCTTTAACACGCATTGCTTGATCTTCTTTTTCTCTGTTGGACGCTCCTACAATTTGAGTTCTAACAGGACCATTCGCTGGTAATAATTCTTTGTAAGCTGTGGCTTGAAACTGTGTGACTGCTTCAGCTAAAACTGGGTGAGTAGCACCTGAAGCTCCTTGGAAGGGTTGAGATCTTTGAGTATATTTAAATCCTAATAAATCTAAACCAGTTGTATAAGCTTGCTCCCATTCTCTTCGTGAAGCTCTATAGTCTTCGTATTGTTGATAAAGTTCTGAAGCTAATCTTCCTGTAACTTCATCACCAACTAATTCTGCTATATTTGTAAAATGATCTTCTCCTCCACTTGCAGCAACTTTACCTGGTTCAAAATCTATCTCCACTGAACCATCTTCATTTTGTTGAACGTCTACACCAGGATCAGCTTGGTTTTGTTGATTTAAAACTTCTATTTCTAAATCTTCTTGTGGATCAACTTTTACCTTTTCCCGTGTGTTCGGGAGCACTTTGTCTATTTCTGCCATATAATTCCTACGTTAACTTACTCTAACTTGTTTTGGTGCCGAATACAAGCCCATGATTCCTTGCGGAGTAGGCCCTGCTAATGGAGGGACTAAAGATTGTCTTCTTGCAATTGCACCTGTTTCTACTTCTCCACCTGTATTAAATCCTTTTTTATGTCTTTTCATCATATCGCTTCTTTGTGTTGCTACGATGACAGCTTCTTCTCTATCTTCATGAACGCTAGTAGGTTCAATTTCTCCCCTTAAAATCATTTCTGTTAATTCATCTTCAGTATATTCTCTTCCATCATGAATACTTGGAATATTAATCCACATTCCTCCCATAGGAATTGTTACCGATTTTTCAGATACTTCTTCTCCTGTTGGAGTCGTATAAACACGTCTGTCATATTGTGTTACTTCGTCTGTTGGAGTTCCAACTAAACCGCGATCTGCATATCCAATTCTACCACCTCCAGCTTTTTTCTGTAAATGCTTAGGAATCTCTCCTCCGATAATTTCATTAAATTGTTCTTCTCCATAAACGTCTCCTTCTGGAGTTACCCCTGATGGACCTTCAGGTTCAGATACGATCTGTCCTTCTCCTTCGATGTCTTTAAAAATTTTCTTTTGGAAAGCTTCATCAACGCCTTTTTCATCTACGGTATCTATAATAGAACCATCGTTAGCTACCATCTTTTTATTACCTGTTAAATTTTCTAAGGCTGCAACGACCTCATCTCCTTCTTCAAAAATATCTTTAAATTCAAAATCCTCTCGCATTGGAGTAGACTGATCAGGATTGCCATAAGTAAACTCAGGATCACTCACTTTAACTCTTTGGTACTCTGTCACACCCTGAGCTGCTCCTTCAGGATCATCTACACCAAATTTTTGAAAACCCGATTCTCCCGGCTTAAAATTAATCTGTCTTTTCATGTCCCCATCAAAATCGTCTACAGTCCAACTAATTTCAATTTCGCCACTTACAGGATTTTCTTCAAGAAGAACTTTTTTATCCACCATTACAATTTCATCATGACCTGGTCTCCCACTTAAAGATCGTTTTACTTTAGTTGGAAGTATCATTTCATAAATATCCCCATTCACATAATCCTTGTCAGCCATCTCAATTAACTTCCCATGAGTTTTAATCTTAGCCACCGCTCTCGGGAACCATGCCGGCATGCCTTCCACTCCTACAAATTTTGCAGGTGCTTTTTTAACAACTTGCTCTATTCCTTTTTTAGCGCCTGTTTTAAATAATCCTGAAGCTCCAGCTCCTACTGTTCCAGCAAGGCCCATTAACCATTTTAAAAATCCTCTTCTATCCATTCCACCAGTCTTCATGCCAACACGTCCACCTTCATTAAAGAAATCAAAATCATCAGCTCTGTCTAAAGCTCTCACATCTCGTCTTTCGTCTTGGAATATATCAATTTCTCCCTCCATTCCTTTTAAGACTGCTCTTTGTTGAGTAGGATCTAAAGTTTGTCCTCTTAATGTCATTTCTTCATCACCAAATAATCTATTGCCTAAACCAAATGGTAAACTTCCCTGAAGAATAAGAGACATATAATTGTTTGCATCTTCTTCTGAAATTTTTCCTCTAGCTCTCATTGAATCTACAATTGCTTTTCCATCTCGGTAATCTTTGTATTGAGCATAACCAAAACTTAAAGCTCCTAAGCCAAGAGTTAATGGTGCTGATATTAAACCCGCTGCGACTGTAGCCGGTAAAAGAGCAGCTGCTCCCACTCCTATGGCAGCTCTTTTAGCTAAAGCCCCTAATCCTCTTTTAGCTGTTTCTTTAGCAAAAGGAGAACCAATAACTGATTCGGTAAGTTTTTTAGTTAAAGGTTTAAGTCTTTTTTGAAATGCTAAATCTGTTCCTGCTGATGCAGGCGACATTAATGCACCTCTAAAAGCTTTAGGTAAATCTTTCCATCCTTTGGCACTTTTTAAACCTTTTAAACTAAATCGTGCATCAGCTGGTAATGTATTATAATAAGCTTCAACAGCTGCCATTTCACCTTTAGATCTAATCCCTAAAGCCCATAATGCATTTAATGGATCCGTGATCATTTCTCCAGCTTCCATTCCTTCTTTCCATTGCCACATTTTTTCTGGAATCATCATGGCTGGAATGGCTGCTGTCCAACTGGTTAAATATC